CTCAAGGCCAACCCCGAACTGGCCCGAACGATCGGAAAGGTCGCAACGTCCGCGGCGGGTATCTTGTTGGCGTTGGGTGCGGTGTCCACGGTTATCGGGGGTGTTGCCTTTGTCATCGGGAAATTCGTTTCCGCCTGGAGGGGGCTGAAGACTGCACTCGATTTAGGCCGCAAGGCGGTTTCGTTTTTCAATAAAACGCTGCTGACCTCGCCGATCTTTTGGATTATTGTGGGGGTAGTGGCCTTGGCCTTCGTTGTTTATAAACTCATCAAAAACTGGGATAAGGTTTCGGCTTTTTTCAAACGGCTCTGGGACGGCATCAAAAAGACATTCGGGGCTGTGTGGGAATGGATCAAGAAGATGTTTTTGAACTATACCCCGCAAGGGTTAGTCATAAAACACTGGGACTCGATCAAAGGGTGGTTTTCCGGGCTATGGGAAGGGGTTAAAAACGTCTTCCGGGCCACGTGGGATTGGATCAAGAAGATGTTTTTGAACTATACCCCGCAAGGGTTAGTCATAAAACACTGGGACTCGATCAAAGGGTGGTTCTCTGGGCTATGGGACGGGGTTAAGGGGGTGTTTGTCGGCGCATGGGACGGAATCAAAGGGTTTTTCGCCGAACTGAATCCGGTAGAGTGGCTTTCCGACATGTGGAACGGTATTTCGGAGTTCTTTTCCGGTCTTTGGCAACGCTTCCACCAAGGGGGCCGACAGATCATCCAAGGGCTGATCGACGGGATCACCGGGATGGCCACAAAAGCAATCGACGGAATCAAGAACATCGGTCGGAAGATCGCCAACGGCTTCAAGTCGTTTTTCGGCATCCATTCGCCCTCCAAGCTGTTCGCCGAATACGGGGCCAATATTACAGCCGGTCTGACTGTCGGCATCGACGGCGGAACCGGAAAGGTGGAACGCTCGACATCTCGGATGGCCGAGCGCGCCAACCGCGGATTCAGCCGGAATATCGACGAGGGGGGGAGCCGGATCGGCCAGGTGAACCGAGCATTGGCCTCCGAAAATCGAGCAGCCACGGTGCCGGTATCACAGATTGCCAACACCGTCGGCGGTACTTCGATCACTTATGCCCCACAAATCACCATTGAGGCCGGTGCCGCGGGAACTGTCGAACCGGATTTGCGCAAATTACTGAAAGAACACGAGCGGGATATACTGGAAATGATCGACCGCGCCGCGGCAAACCGCGCCCGGCTTTCATTCGCATAGAGAAAGGTATGTTAGCGCAGCTTGGTAACCACATATTCGAAGGGTTGAAATCGCCCGGATCGTGGTCGGAAAACGGCGGCGTCCGCTATGGACGTATTGCGTTGGTAAACGGGAAAGACGCTCTGCAATTCACCGGCGAAGAGTTGGGCGAAATCCGGCTTTCGTTGCTCTTCTCGGTCGACTTCTGCGATCCGGTCGCCGAAGTCGAGGCCTTGCGGCAGTCGATGGTGTCGGCTGAGGTCCTGCCCTTCATCATGGGCGACGGTACGGTGGTCGGAAAGTATGTCATAACCTCTGTAGACTTAACCCCGCAACGGTATTCGCCGACTGGGGTACTGGAGGTGGCGAGCGTTTCGGTCGATTTGCTGGAACATACCGGGGGCGACGCTCCGGCGGCAAAAGGCATGGCGGTCAAGCCGGATCGTTCGGCAGTCCGGATAACGCCCCCGCCACCACCGGTGCAACCTCCGGCCACACCGGTTCCTACCGCCGCAGACAGCATTGCGGCGGACATAAGCAAAGGTCGGGCCGCGGTAAATCGAATGAAAGAGACGGTGCGAAAGGTCAAGCAAGGTACGACGAAATTCAAACGCGGGGTCCGGGATGTCCGCCGCCTGGCCGACGAGGTGAAACAGGTGTATCAAACGGCCAAAACGAAGGTCGAGAACACGAAAAAGATCATTCAACGTGCCCAGCAACTGCCGACCTCGCTGGAAGGGGCGATCCAGTATGCCGAGAATTTGGCGAAGCTGGACAACGTTGCTGACATGTCGGTCTTGGAGATGAATGTCGATACGCTGGCCGCATCGGCTGAAAAAGTGGGTATTTCGGCCACGTCGATCGTGGCCTTTTCGGCGACCAAGGAGGGCGGGAATTGATGGAAAGTTTCAACTATACGACTGTTGAGGGGGACCGTATCGACCGGTTGGCCGTCAAGTTTTACGGCACAAACGCAGGAATAGCGATCCTTGCCGATGCCAACCCGGCTGTGCCGCTCGATGCTGTTTTCCCGATGGGGACGGTGTTGGTGGTTCCCATCGTGGAAAATATGGACATAGAAACGAACGATAATTTGCCGCCGTGGAAACAATCGGTAAAATAGCTGTTGAAATTACGATTGCCGGGAAGAACATCACCGGTGACGTAAGTCCTTACCTCGCCAAGATCACGTACACAGACCGGGTGGAGGATGAGAGCGACGACATTTCGCTGACATTTGAAGACACGGCGGCCCGGTGGCAAAAAGCGTGGTATCCGCAGCAGGGCGACAGCCTGGAGGTCCGGTTGGGGGTTGCGGGAAATACGTTGGATTGCGGCCTGTTCGAGATCGACCAAATCGAGTTTGAATTTCCGCCCGATGCGCTCCATGTAAAAGCACTCGGGGCGGCGATCTCGAAAAGCCTGCGGACCAAGAACAGCAAGGCTTTTGAAAAGCAGTCGTTGAAAAAGATCGCTCAGTACTTCGCCGACAAACACGGTTTGAAATTGACCGGAAACATGGGCGATCTGGCCAAGATTCAGATCGAACGTAAGACCCAGGACCGAGAGACGGATATTTCGTTCCTGGCAAAGCTGGCCAAGGAATACGGGCTAATATTCTCGGTGCGCGGGCAGCAGCTGGTGTTTATGACGGTCGACGAGTTGGAGAAGAAACCGGCGGTTATGACGATTGGCAAAGATCGAATGAGCAAAGCCCGGTTTCAGGACAAAACGTCGCAGGTCTACGCGGCGGCTACGGTGGCCACGCGCGACGTGCGGTCAAACACGGTCAAGAAGTGGCAGATCAAACCGTCCGGCGATCCGGCCAAGAAAGATACGCTGATTGTCGGCGGGCGGGTCGAAAACGACGGGCAAGCCCAGGCAAAGGCAAAAGGGGCCTTGAAAGCGAAAAATAAAGACAAGACGACCGGAACGATCACCCTGCCGGGAGATTGTCGGCTGGTTGCCGGTGTGAATGTCGAGTTGACGGGCGTGGGGGAGTTTTCGGGGAAATGGCACATCGCGCAAAGCACCCACACCGTAGATCCGGCCAGCGGATACACAACGGATATTTCGGTCAGAAAAATAGTTCAATCGTAGGATGTTGAGACTTGGGATCATTTCGGAGTTAGGCGAGGGCGAGCACCTGGGGTTTGCGCGGGTGTCGTTCGACGACAGCGAAATCGTGTCGGGATGGCTGTCGCTGCCGTCGTCCAACAGCCGGACGGTCAAACAGTGGATACCGGTCGAGGTCAATTCGCAGGTGGCCTGCCTGATGGACGACTTTTGCGAGCAAGGTTGCATTGTGGCCGTTCTGTGGAGCGCAACGGACACCCCGCCCGATTGGGCGACGCCCGACACGCTGGGCGTCCGCTTCGGCGACGGGACCGAAATATACTACGATGCCGGATCGCACGCGCTGACGGTCAATGCCCCGGATGCGGAATTGAATTTCCGGTGCAAGAAATTGACCGTTGAGGGCGATGTGGCGATAACCGGCGATACGGAAATAAAAGGAGACACAGAGATAAAGGGCGATACGCAAATAAAGGGCGACACCAGTATTGCCGGAAATACCTCCGTTGACGGCGATGTGTCGGCCAGCGGCGAGGTAACCGCCGGCCCGTTGAAACTGGCTTTGACCACCCACAAACACACGACCCCGGCAGGACCTTCCGGGCCACCCATACCCTAACCGAAAGATGACAGGAACAACCGGCGACACCCGCAACTGGCAAGTCAGCATAAGCAACCCGACGGCCCGAGTCGAAGGGGCGGAGGATATTGCCCAGTGCATTTATATCATCCTGAATACCATTCCGGGCAGTGATCCGCTTCGGCCTGCATTCGGCAGCGGTATTTATCGCTATATCGACACTCCGACGAACAAGGTAGAGCCTCGGTTGGTCTACGAAGCGATTACCGCCATCGAGCGGTGGGAACCGCGCGTCACCGTGACCCGTTGCCGATTGGTCGAGAATGGTCCGGCAGGGCGAAGCTTGCAGATCGAGGCGACGGCCATTGCTTCGGCGGCACAAATGACGATTAGCGTAAAAATTTAACCATGAACGAAATCCCCGTATTTGTCGAACGCGATCCGGATGTGATTATGGCCGAATGCAAGGCCAAATTACAGGCGTTGTTGGGGCGTGAATTGCAACCGGCCCAGGTCGAACAACTGATGCTCCAATTCATCGTTTACCGCGAAGTGCTTTTGACCAACCGGTTCAATGCGGGGATGGCTCAGATGCTCTATCAATTCAGCCGCGCCCCGATCTTGGATTATATCGCCGGACTGGTCGCCGTCGAACGCCTGCCAGCGGCGTATGCCGGTTGTACGGTGCGTTTCGATTTGGTCGAGGGGCACGGAGCGGTATTGATACCCGAAGGAACGCGGGTGGCAACGGACGACAATGTGATTTTCCGGACCGTGGACGATGTAGCGATACCGGATCATGTCCATGCGGTCGAAGTCAATGCGTTGGCGGATACCGCCGGGAAGGGCGGAAACGGGTATGCGCCGGGAACTGTCGCTAAGATCCTCGATCCGCTGGCCTTTGTTTCGACTGCCGCCAACCTCGACACGACCGGCGGGGGATCGGATGTCGAAACCGACGAACAGTTGAGGGAGCGGATCAAGCTGGCCCCGTCGCAATATTCGTCGGCGGGTTCCCGGTCGAGCTATAAGTTTTACGCCACCTCGGCCAATCCGTTGATAACGGATGTGTCTATCACCTCTCCGACGCCCGGAACGGTGGTCATCGTCCCGCTGACCGAAAACGACGACACGCCCGAACAGATTATTACGGACGTATACGCGGCATGCAGTCCGGAAGATGTTCGACCGTTGACCGATACGGTCATCGTCGCGGCTCCGACCCGAATGGAATATGCCATACAGGTAGATGTCACCTTGTACGACAATGCCGATGCGACCGGTACGCAAGCGGACATTACAGCCGCTTTGCGGGACTATGCCGCCGAGAAACGCCGCAAGTTGGGACAAGACATCATCCGGTCGCATATTGCTCAAATATGCCGGATCGGGGCGGTGTATGATGTGGCAGTTACCGAACCTGCCGAAAATATAGTCGTTACCGACGCGGCATTTGCCACCTGTACGGAAATCGCTGTCAACATAACCGGGTTCAATCGTGGATAACAAACATGTCATAGCGAGCGGCGTATCCGACAATGAATTGGCACGGGCTTTCTCGGAGCTGGTGGCCGACCGGTGGGACAACTGGGACCTGGCCCCATTTATGGCCTATTTGGTCGACATCTGTACGCCGGAGGCACTGCCATACCTGGCCGAACAGTTCAATGTGGACGGTTTGCAGGGGTTCGCCATGGCAGAAAACGAGCAACAGCAGCGCGACATCATCAAAAGATCCATAGCCCTGCACAAATATCTCGGAACGCCTTGGGCCATCCGGGAGGCATGCCGCACCGTCGGCTTTCCGGTCATCGTCCTGGAAGAGGGGGTGACGGCAATCCCCGACGGACCGACCAGTCCGGATGATTGGGCGCGATTTCGAGTGTTGGTTGAGGCCGACCAGGGACGCCACATCACCAAGGACGACGCCCGGAAATTGCGTCTGTTTGTCGAGTTCTACAAAAACGAACGGTCGCACCTCGTCGCGCTTGGGTTCTTTCAGCGGCTGGCCGATGAGGCGTTCCGGCCTGCGGTCGATGCTCGGGATGACTTGGAGCTAATGACGTTGGCGGTCCGCCCGAACCCTGTCACCCTGAACAAAAGCGGCACCGTCGAGCGAGTCAGGATAACGGCTTCTGTTCCGTGGACGATTGAACAGACCCGATACGAATGGCCGGATGGAACGGGGGATGCGGTTACCTTGGAATTTACCGGCCATGCCGGAACTACCGAACTGCTCGTTACATCGGATCCGAACATAACCGCAAAACGAGAAATGACCATTGAAATAAAAGCGGCCACAGGTCGGTTGTTGGGCACGCTTCGGATACGGCAGCTGTTGAATTGGAACGCCTATAGCTCCGCTTATGGGTATGCTTATAACACGTTAAAAGATAGACAGTCATGACAAACGAAGAGTTGAAGAAGTTATCGAATGATACGTTCTTCGATAATGATACGGGAGAGATTCAACCGGAAGCGCATCGGAATTTCAATAATCATTTGATCGACCATACAGAAACGGTTGCCGAAGCCGCCCTGCGCAATGCGAAAGAGTACACCGATGCCCGCGAGACGGCAATCCTCGCCGCGGCTGACGCGAAAGACGAATCGACGCTACGCACAGCCAAGGAATATGCCGACCGGATCGTGGCGGCCCTGGCGGGGAGCGCGCCGGATTTGTTGAATACGCTCGAAGAACTTGCCGCAGCATTGAACAATGATCCGGATTTCGCTGCTAAAGTGATGCAGCAAATCAGCGAGCGGGTGACGAAGGAGGCCATGGAGGAGGCACTGGAAGAAAAAGCTGAAGCACCACAAGGATATACAAGAGCAGATTTGAATGAGCTGTATCGAACAGGTCTTTATACCGTTGAAGGTTTTGGTGCTTCTGTTCCCAATGCTCCTATGGGAACAAAAAATTGTCGAGTAATTGTGATTTCTGGGCATGAAAATAGAACAACCCAAATAACTCAAATGTATGAATCTGATAGAATGTTTTTTCGGAGAAAGAACGAAGGATCATGGAGCCCGTGGGTGGAATTATGGCACTCCGGGAACTTCGATCCGGCCACCGTCTTTCGTACGGGTGGCTACATCAGCGCATCCCAATTGGACGACAACGCGATTGCCGCGATCGGCAATAAAACATGTGTTGTGGATTATGGAGGCCATGGAGGTCTTTTGGTATCGATTTCAGATAGAGCCAGCGCGGCCCCTCTCCAATTCTTGCTTTCAAGCTATTCGAAAAGCGCATCGTTACAATGGCGGCATGGCGTCGACGCAAATAGATTCGAGGATCCGTCTTTTCGGACAATTTGGGATTCCGGCAACCTAAAACCCACATACTATGCGCAGATAGATCCACTTGGGGGCATTATCAGCAAGTCGGCCGATTGGATACAATCAGTTACATGGAAGAGCGATGGGAACGGGATGCAATGCTATATTTTGCCCAAAATGGCTGTAAATTTAGCCACCGCGCACGTGACGAAAGTTCGAACGTATGGAAATGTTTTTAAAGGGCGTGCGCCGGTCGTGTGCGACGAGCTGTTAGGCGGCTGTATTGTCGTAGCCACGCCAGGTGATAATGGCGCTTCGGAAAAGGATTATTTCAACATATCAATACAGGGGGCATAACGTATGGAAATGAACGAACTGATTGTTGAGGTAATCAACCTCGAAGGATTGATGCGCACGTTTATCGTCATCTTTATTCTGTGGGTTATGGTGCTGATCGCGGTCTTTTGCGACATGTGGACCGGCCTCAAAAAGGCCAAAGCCTTGCATGAAAAAGTAGATAGCCAAGGTATGCGACGGACGTTCTCCAAAGCATCCGACTACTACAGCGTCATGTTTATGCTGTTGTTGCTCGACGTGATCGGGAATGTGTTTCCTTGGTATACGTTCCCCTATATCTCCATTTTGGGAATCGTCGGGGTAATCTACATCGAACTGAAAAGCATGTTCGAGAACCTGAAAGCGAAACGATCCGCCGCCGCGGATATTCCGGATGCGATCCGGCAAATCATTCAGTGCAAAGATGCCAACAATGCCGCTGAACTGCTACGGACTATCCAGGGGATCGCCGAAAGGGGAGATCATGAAGAATCGACATCACCGTCCGCCCATAACCAAAACTAACAACTATCATGGCAGATTACAAACAACTGGTGCCGTTTATCCGGAAGTGGGAAGGCGGCTTTGTCAACGACCCCTACGACAAGGGCGGTGCTACGAACGCTGGGGTAACGATTGCCACCTATCGGGCCTATCGCAAACAGAAAGGATATGCGACGACCTCCGTGGACGACTTGAAACGTATGACGTCGGTGGAGTGGCAGGAGATATTCAAAACGCTGTACTGGGATCGTTGGCGGGCGGATGGTATCCGGTCGCAATCGGTAGCCGATATTCTGGTCGATTGGGTGTGGGCATCCGGGGTATGGGGAATTAAGATTCCCCAGCGACTTTTGGGTGTCGCCGTCGATGGCGTGGTCGGGCCGGTAACACTGGAGGCATTGAACGCAAAAGACCCGCACAAGATATTTGATGCAATCAGGACGGCACGTGTGCAATTCATCGACGATATATGCCGCCGGACGCCGACAAACGAACGATTCCGGCGCGGCTGGATGAACAGATTGAATGATATACGTTTTGAGGAATGAAAAACAAAGACGATATGCGCCGCGCCCGTGGCGTGCTTACTCTTCGGGCCTATGATACGGCCGGCGTCGAATTGTGGTGCGACGCCGGGAACAATCACATCGTCGCCACCGGATATGCTGCGGCGGCCGAAGCTCTGGCCGGTGTTCCCGGGGCGCGAATTGCGCGGGTGGGGGCAGGAACATCGGGAAGCGAACCGACAGACAACGATACACCGATCGCGGATGCGGTATTTGTCGATATTCAGAGTGTCGAATATCCGGCCCCGGCAACGGTCCGGTTCAATTTTACGTTCGGTTATACCGATGCTGTCGGTATGGCGATCCGGGAGTTCGGTCTGTACACTTCTGACGGGCGATTGTTTTCCCGAAAAGTTCGGGAACCAATAGAAAAGACGCCGTACATGTCCCTGGTCGGCACGTGGGACATTCACTTTTAATTGCCCAGCTATGAAAAATCTGATGACTGTTTTACTGGTCGTTGCGGTAATCGCAGGCTGTTTCCTTTGGAGTCGTTGGCCGGACTCCCCCATCAAATCGGAACCAGCGCGGACAGATACGGTGGTTGTCCGCGATACGATCCGGGAACCGATCCCGGTACCGGTGGTGCGAACGGTTGTCCACTACGATACGGTGCGGGTGGCTCTGCCGGTGGCGGATTCGTTGCCAGAGGATTCGGCGGTGGTCGTCCTGCCGATCGAACGCAAGACGTACGAGACGGAGGATTACCGTGCAGTGGTTGAGGGTTACAAACCCAGCCTGGTAGAAATGGAAATCTATCGACAATCAACGACAATCACAAATACCGTCATGCAACCGAAACGGCCACGGTGGGCCCTAACGGTCGGGCCGGGGATCGGTTATGGCCCGCATGGGGTGCAACCGTACGTCGGCGCCTCGTTCGGGTTCGTCCTGTGGAGCAAATAACATTTCAAAAACGTATGATCACTTCTATGCTCTCTTTTAGTAGGCTTAAATAATATACGGTATTATGTTTTTTTGACGTTTTTATGAAAAGAGAACCTTCAAAAATTGGATATATAGGTTTCATCATCTACATTTGTAACATCCTATTCCGAATAGGAACGTCCTAATCAGGATTGAAATCTTAAATAGACATGAAAGAGCAAATTGTTGTAAATTCTGAAGAAATAAGAGAAGAGTATGATTTGCTAATGCACGATTATAACCCTGTAGTGCAAAATTTTTCTACCGATTGGAAGATAGTCGGTGATTTCTATGAGCAATACAGTCTTTATGATCATTCTCTTCAGTGCATGTCATCAAACAACTTAAATCTGCAATAAAATGCCCAGTTGGAGTGAAATCTTAAACCAAATGCAATCCAGTTGTACCAATCCTCAGCAACAATTGGATTATTTGAATGGATTAAAAGCAAGTTATCTCAATAACTTGTATAATCACACGGGCCGTAATGTAATTACTTATTATTCGTCTTGGTTAACCAAGCCTACTTATCCTGATGTAGTTATCAATGAGAAGGATAAAAATGCCTTTATGTGTGCAGTGCATAAGCTTGATAAAACTAAAGGATTGGATTTAATTCTACATACACCAGGTGGGGATTTGGCAGCGACGGAAAGTATCGTTGATTATATACATAGTATCTTCGACGGTAATATTCGTGCGATTATTCCCCAAATATCAATGTCCGCAGGATCCATGATGGCATTATCATGCAAAGAAATAATCATGGGAAAACAGTCATGTCTTGGCCCTATTGATCCGCAATTTAATGGTGTAGCTTGTCAAGCTATAATTGATGAGTTTGAAATGGCCAAAAATGAGGTAAAACTAAATCCGCAAGCATTGGGTTTATGGCAAACAATAATTGCGAAATACCATCCAACATTTATTGTTACGTGTATCAATGCCATCTCGTGGTCGAAAGAGCTTGCAAAAAAATGGCTGCAAAAATCTCAGCCACAAGTTGATTTTAAACAATTCTTGGATAAATTCTTGAATCATACAAGCTCGAAATCACATAGTCGGCATATTTCTGGTACAGAATGCAAAACAATAAATCTCAATATAGTCGATATGGAAGATGATCAGATTTTTCAAGATTTGATATTGAGTTTACACCACTGTTACATGATAATTTTTGAGAAGTCTCTTGCTACGAAAATAGTCGAAAATCATCTTTCGGGAAGCTACATTCAACTGCACCAACCACAACAACAATCGTTCATGATTCAAGGCCCACGTTCTTAAGATGATCTTCTTTGTCTTAAGAACAAGAAGTACTTTCATTCCAATTGTAAGACCTCGTTTCGAGGTCTTTTTTTTTGCACGAAGTTTGTATAAAAGTAGAAAAATAATGTACTTTCATTTTGTAAACAATGGAAATATATCTATCTTTGTGGTGTCAAACCACTACAACATGAAGTACAACGAACTACACAGATTGATTCGTCAGCGAGGTTGGCGGAAGATCAGCAGAAAACTACGGGGCAAAGGCAGCCACGTAATTTATGAAAAAGACGGGCGAACCTATCCGGTACCAGATCACGGAAGCGCCGAAATCGGGAAAGGACTGGAAATAAAAATTAAACAGGAGATGGGGCTGTAACAGCCCCCCTCTTCCACACTAATAAATAAAACAGATATGAAAACAATCGAAGCGAAAATAGAACGGGCTACGGATGGGACCTTCTCGGTGTATTGTTTGGAAGAGATGTTTTCCGGGGTCGGGGATACGATCGAGGAAGCCAAAGAGGATATGCAGGCCCAAATAGAGTTCTATGTGGAGCATTGTAAAGAGGAGGGAAAGGCATATCCGGATTGGTTGGATGAAAATTATCGGATTGAATATCAACTGGATGTGCCGAGCATTCTGCAATACTACGAAGGGGTGATTACGCCGGCTGCTTTGGGTCGATTATCGGGAATCAATCCGAAACAGATTTGGAGCTATGCGCACGGAAAATCGAAACCCCGGCCGGCACAGTTGGAGAAAATACAGACGGGATTGCGCAAGCTGGCTGCGGAACTTTCTGCCATTTCGTTGCTGTAGTGGTTTGACGATTATTACGCAATGAATGGCGACCGCCTCTTCTCTAAACATGAGAAAGAGGCGGTCTTGATTTAAATGATTATACGATATTTTTGATCAATGTTGTAATTCTGCTTGTTCAAAATAATTCTTCTCGATCATTGCTTGATCGAAAGCCGTAATTAGGGCATCTACTTTACTTTTAGCTTCATTTAAATGCTGTTTTTGCAAAGAAATACGCCCTTTAGCATCCAAAGAAAACATTGAACCGTAAGATGCCTTAAAATTCCGATCAGGCTTACCATCGGAATGCACAAAAATATGCCTTAATAACAAATATGGCATGGCCTCCGTTTGCAAAGACTCACAGATATTCAACCCAAGCTTGGAATTTATTTGTTTGATTAATAGGGTTGTATTTTTTTGACTCTCGAGTTCTTGAAAGAGTTTATTTGTCACAGACTCGATAATTTCATCATGCGAACTGGCGATCAGAATTTCATTGGCATTGAAAGTAAGTTTAATATCTCCGACTAAACGCCCTTTTTGGGGGATACTTTTAGCACCTTGTTTTAGAATATATCGAAAATACTCCGTGACTTCCTCGTATAAGTCTTTAATAAAAGATATATAAATAGTTTTTCGTAAATGTTGAATGACTTTCTGTCGAGCCAATGGAGTGTTTGTATGAGAATGCAAATTAGGATGGCATCTTTGACATATGTGTTTAAATATTTTATTCTTTCCCGCCAATAGATTCCTGTTATGCAATAACACATCAACCACCTCAAGATCAACATCAAAATAAACCAGACGGTTATAGAATCGTAGATACCCCTTACTTTTCATAAGTAAATCGATTAGTAAAACAAATATAATGAACCTTTAAAAATAATAGCAAACAGATGCTCAGAATTTATTTCTCCAACAACTTTACCAAGTCGCGTTTCATCTCTTCGTCGATTTCCCGATAACGGGCGAAAGCCCGCGAGCCGTCCACGTGGCCGGACAGAGCCCCTACCAGATTCGGGTCCTTGACCTGTTTATACAGGTTCCCGACAAAACAACGCCGCGCCAAGTGTGAAGAGGCTATTTCGTTCAGCGGCCTTATCTCCTGCTCTCGAGTGGTCGGATTGATGACCACCACGGGGCGACATAAGCCCGCCGCAAGAAAAATACGTTTGATGGCTTTGTTGTACTGTTGCTGGGCTATGAATGGAAACAACGGGGCACCATTGGACGGATACTTGGCTAAGATTTCCAAAGCGATCGAGTTGAGGGGGACGCGCACGGTTACGGGGCGGCCCTCTTTCGTTTTCCGGGGGATGTACTCTATCGCACCGTTTATGACGTTATTTCGGGTCATCTGGTACAAGTCCCCCACCCGGCAGCCGATCAGGCACTGAAAGACGAAAATATCCCGCTGAATGGCCAGTTGAGGATGTCGCGAAAGATTGGTCCGGTATAATTTGTTCCGCTCCTCAATGGTGATGTAATAGGGGGTGCCGTAGACGCTTTCGGCAATCGAATAGTTGCGAAACGGATTGTTGCCGGTCTTCCCGACTTTATTGGCCCAAATGAAGAACGTGCGAATCTTAATTAAGATACCATTGATCGTATTTTGCCCTCGCTGTACGGGTGTTCTGCTTTCCGGCACCGCTTCGTAAATGTCGGGGTGTTGGTCGGCATATTGGTATTCGTGGCGTAAAAAATCCTCGAAATCGGACAGCAAGGCGGGGGTAATCGTATCCACCGACAGGACAAAGGCCGGACCTTGTTTTTTGCGGGTATACAGTTCGTAACGTTGCAAGGCGCGAATCACCACTTGGAAAGCTCGTTGCCGCCACTGAGAGTATTTATGCACCCGCAGAAATTCGGCAAAGGCGTCGAAAAAGGTTTGCTTGTCGCTGGCGTCCGTGTACTTTTCGGGATGCAATCGCCGGTCAATTTGTTCGTCCAACCACCCGGACGTCAGCCCATCTTTATTTGCTACGGCGTCGTACACCTCCAAAATGAGGTTTTTCCGATCCGCAACACTCCGGTTGATTTCAATCCGTTTAGAACTATCAAAAACTACCTTGGCTTTCACTTCCTGCCGAACATCGTCCCACACAGCTGGAGGAACTTCGATTTCGCTGGAATGAAACAGTTGAACGCCACGCCCGGCACTCAGTCGGAACCGGATATTGACGGTTGTCGCTTTTCGGGTAGAAGTGCGGATAAAGGCTTTTACGGTCGCCAT